TCTTATGCTTGAAGCAACTCCTGCCATGATATTATGGCTTTTTGTTATTTACGATGTTATCTATGGTCTTTTGAGAGGGGTTTCCCCCTCCTCTCTTGATTGACCTGTAATAGTAACAGCAGTCTTCTGACTGTTTCGTAATGGTGTTTTCGCGTGAAGCGATATTGTGTTCATTTTGATTAGATCAAAATAATTCTAAAATTTAAAAATAATAAAATCTTTAATTTCACCTGGTTGTTTCCGGTGTGAAAATATAAAAATAATAAAATTTTAAAATAAATAAAAATAATAAAATATTTAAAATTCATTCGGGTTTTATCCGATATGAAGCTACAAAAATAATAAAATTTCAAATAAAATAAAAATAATAAGATCTTTAAAATGATAAAATGATTGTGTAGATTGTGATTTGGTCTCTGGCTTTGCCGGAGATTGCGAAATCATATTGAGTATCAGCCTTGTAGGCTTGTGTTCGAACTAAGTAACGTCTTTTAGAGTTGCTAGTTCGATATGGACTCTTTTAATATATCAGAATAGATTTCAATTTGGTCCTGTACTTTGTGCGTGGACGACCTGAGTGGTGCATTGATTTAATAAAGGAATGCTGGGAGCTTGAATGTCCCAAACTGAATAGGATTCAGTTGTATTGAAGAGGTGTAAACAAAAATGTGAAAGTGTGTTACAGCTTTCACAACCGGTATTGATACACCGGTTGTAATTGGGCCCGGGCTGGAGTGTGATCCCCAGTGACGTGGAGTCGCGGACGAATCGGCCAGGTTTTCTAGAAGTACCTTAAATATTCTAAACCCAAATCCGTGGATGAGACGGACCCTTAAAACAATTAAATTATGAAATATTCTCGGTCAGTGTAACAGCTTAGGAGATACTTTGTCCTTATAGATTTTAGTTCGAAAGTTATATTACTTTCGTAATCTTTATTTTCTCATTCACCAATATGAGAGGTCTCGGTCAGTGTAACAGCTTAGGAGACATTTCACTCTCAAAATTTTGTATTTGGAAGGTTCGCCCTTCCCGTCAACTTTTGATTTTAAGAAGGTGCCGGCCGAATCGCATTACAATGATGGGTTTGTTGGATACTGTTTTAAATGGTGAAATAGGGTTTAAACCAGATCTTTTAAGATCTAATTCCCAGGAGCTTAAATCCAGCTCCCGAATTTTATTCGCGATGGTTAT